TGAAGTTTTAAGTATGCGTGAAGAAGATTTTTCTGAACAGGAACTTAAGGATTTTGAGGACGGCTTGCTTTCATAATTTTTTCTACTTGTTTCATAATCATAAACTGATGAAAGAGAAACAATAATTTGTTTATTCCTTTTGCTTTAACTATTTTTTCTTCAACCATCTTTCTTGATTCTTGTTCAGCTAAACGTGCCAATGCTGAAGAAAGTACAGTGTCGATTTTGGATTGGTTTCTTACTAAATCACAACAAAATGCTTTTATTTTTTCAATATCATTAGATTTCATAATCTCTCTACACTTTAATTCTGTAGAAAGTTCTACTTCAGCTGGAGGAGATTCAAAAATGATCTGAAAAAAAGTGTCTTTCATTTTGGTAAAGAAGATACAGGTCTACCAGGGAAAAGTTGTTCTTCTAAAAAATCAACCGCTTGGTCATCAAGATTATTGGAGGTCTGTTTACAAATGGCTCGTAATAGATCCACCACTAACTGCTTACAGGCTGACGTAGAAAGAAACTTAAGTAATAAGGGTTTTAAAATTTTAAGCATCTTAGTTTATGTGTTACTTCCCAAACATAGCTACTTTGCTAGTATTAGACAAGAATCTTAACTTTTATGGAAGAGCAGGAGCCTAGTAAACTTGAAAATATAGTAAAAGTTTCTATACTTTTGTGGTCTGCTACATTATTAACGCTTTCCTATTACGAACCGCCAGACGGGAAAAAAATTGTAGACTTTGATCCAACTTTCATAGCCAGCATCTTCAGTGCCTCAACTGCCAGTTTAGGCCTAAGTATTGGTAAAAAGGGCAACAATAAAAAAGACGTTATAGTAGATAATAAAAATAGTAAATCTGGTATCAAATGAAAAGACTACTACCTTTTATTTTTCTTGTATCCGCACCAGCTTATGCGGACATGAATCACAGCATAAGTTCGTCTGTAAAATTTGAATCTTTATCGGCTGCAAGCACCGCAGATAAAATCGGATCTAGTTACAGCATAAGCGGTAATAATATTACAACTGTAGACTCAAACTCAGCAGCTACATTAGGTGGTTTTGGTTCTGTTACTAATGGAGTTCCAGCAGTGACTTTTCCCTCTGCAACTCAGGCGACATCAGGTGAAGCATTTTCTTTTACACAATCTTATCTTGAAGGCGATGCTACACCAGGAAGTTCAACAACAGTGGGAACAATACCAAATTTTTCTGACTTAACAAGCACAAGTGCTGGAAGTGTAGGAACATCAACAGTAGCAATAGATAACCATACAATTACGATGACACCTGGAACGGGAACAGGTATCGTAATAACAGGTCAGTTTGTCGTTGATCTTACTATCGAATGAGGAGGCTACTTCTTCTTGGTTTTGTTATATCTGCTCCTTGCTACGCTGTTCCAGTTATTCCAAACTTTACTCAGGGGTCGAGCACCAGCCGAACAGAAACTTCCACAGTTATTACAGAATCTATACGAACAACAGAATATAATTCTGGGTACTTGTATTCAGTTACGGGATCAGGAATACAGCATGACGGATCTTCTATATCTCCAGCAGCTACCACTGTTAGCGAAACTATAAACGGAACTACTCATACATGGCAGGGATTAAATCTAGATCAACGACCAAACTGGACTCAAACAAATCAGGGAGATGCCTTTCAATTTACAGAAGTTTATCAAGCACCTGGAATGGAATCCGTGACCGATATAACCCGAACCATAGAAAGCACAAGCGTCACAGATACCACAACTATCTTCTCGCAATAAGTCTAATAAGCAATCCAGTATTTGCTAATGTGTCAAACACAAGTGCTCCCGTAGCACAATCTTCATCTTCAGTATCAAACTTCGCTACTCAAGTACTTGGCGGTCCAATGGTGGAGAATCAGTATGGTAATGGCATAGTTTGTTCAGGGCCACAGATGGGATTTAGTCCTTTTGTTACTACAACATTTAATCAAAGACGACCTCAAGATTACATATACAATACTCCCGTCTATGATCCAACAGATGCAGATAATGATGGAGTGCCAGATAATCCAGGTAATATACTTTACTATCAAGAAAACTATAGTGGTAACAAAGATTCTTTAGGACTTAATTTTGGTTTTGCATTTACATTTAATATTCCTTTAGATAAAAGATTTCAAGATTCTTGCCTAGATGCAGCTAACACACAAATCAAACTACAAAAACAAGAACTAAATGCAAAAATGCTGAACTATGAAATAGCAAGGTTAAAAAATTGCGGTGAGCTTATGTTAGCTGGAATATATTTTGATCCTAAAAGTGAGTTTGCAAAATTATGCGAGGGAGTCCGTATCGCTCCAAAACCTAATCAAGTTATACCGCACACTCACGAATTACAGATACAAAAATAAGCATCGGCCCTGGGCTCACTACCTACTCGTTAGAGTAGAGGCTATCAGGTAAGCGATGCTTAAATAAGCAACTGACGCTCCAACAGAGCAGTGGCAGGAGATGTATCAGTTAGCATCGTCCCGTTAGACAAACTTATTAGGGTTTGTACAGTCGTAAAATGTCATTTAAGGACATAGACATTTTTAGTACATTCAAGTACCTAACATACCATTCACAAAGCATGATGCTGGGTCTGGTTGCTTATATATTATATTAGCATAAAAAAGGCAGTAGGCAAGCACGGTTAAACTTGCCCACCTAGACGCCCTATCCATTGCCGTGTCGAATAGGGTATTTTTATTTTACATTATCTTTTTTCTTTGTAAGTTTTTTAAATAGATTTTTTATGAGAGGTTTGACAATATTAAGCAGTAGTGGAGTAGTGGCAGCAACAGTAGCAATAGCAGCAGTGCTAACAAGCTGTGGAGGATTCGGTATGTATTGCTCGATGAATTTAACGTTTTCATAGAGAGTTATACATTTACTACCATCTTCGCTTCTTTCATGCCCAATAACACGCTCCAGCTTAAATTCGTTACGATAATCGCCTACTCTTTGGTCATTTGGGCCAGGGCAAGCGACAAATAATGGATCTTTTTCTTCTTTTTTTGGCTCGTATTTTGGTGGCTCTACTGTTGGCGGTACAAATTCCTCTGTTTGATTGGCGGTTTCTGTTTGCGTGTACTTAAATTCGTTGGGGTTATACTCCAAAGGTTCAAAGCTAGGAATACTGAAATTACCACATTCTGTATATGTTCCATATTCATCTTTGGAATTGTCAATAAGGCTAGTTAGATTATTTCTATGAACTCTTACGCAACCTGGAATATCTACTATGGGTTTATTTATGTGCTTTATTATTGGATTATTAAACTTCCATATTGGTATTTCATGTATTTGAATCTCGTTTATTTGAAAACGAGGTATTTCACTCATTTTTTAGGTAAAGGCATAGATGGACCTGTAACATCAGGTATTACGTTGTCTAAAACTTTAGGCATCGCACCCTGTATATTTCCAAGAATTTCATTCATAACTTGAGACTTGAAGTTTTCAGATGTTACATATTTGTAGCCTAGATATGCTCCGCCACTCATGGAAGCTACCATTACAAATGAAACTATGCTAAGAATATTAGCAATTTTTTGAAACATGATTAAATTTGCAATTTTGAAAGCACTCTCTTTTTCAAGTGTGCTTGTATTACTGCTTATTGTAGCTCTATCCCCTCTCTACGTCACTATGGGGATAATGACAAGGCAAATGCAAGAATCTACTCGTTAGGATCTTTTGGATATTGTGTCATATTAAACTTTTCAAAATTTCCATCTTTATCGTAAGTTGCACCATATAAAGTAACTAAAGCTGCTGTATCTAAACAAGCATCAATTTCTTTCTCTCTTGTATCACAAGCAGTTCTTACACCATCACGATAAGTTGTTATAGCTGTTGGTATTGCAGTAGATTTTTCAGCTTTTCTAACAACGTACCAATCATACTTAGCTAACAAACTACCCGCAGTTGCTTTTTCCTGTGCTTTTAGTACTGACTTAACACCTAAAGTAACAACCTGATTTCCATTTTCATCTTTTAATAAATTACCCTTTTCATCTGTTGCATTTACATCATCAAGTGCTTTTGCAGATCCATCACTATTATAAAAACGTAAGTCATACGTTGGTGTGTCAGCAACTTCTGTAATACCAAGGTCTTTCTTTTCTTGTGCTGTTGATAGTCTTAACCAATTAGCAGGGTAATGTAAATCCCCTACTGTAAAGGGAACATCAACTGCTAAAGGTTTTCCGTTTAGTAAAAAAGCCATATCTATATACTACCTTGCCCTTGCATTTTTGAAAGGAGATTCCGCAAATGCTAAATAAATATAAT